GCCATAGCAAATTCATCTACAATAATAATACCTAGTAATCCCATTAGGCCTACTGCCATTATTAATACTATTATGCCTTTAATATCTTTCATTTGCGTTTCTCCTTGCCCTGTTATATACTAACATTATTTAGTCGTAAAAAAAGGGTTGCAACCTAATGAAGCAACCCTTTTTTGTTTTTATATGTTTAACTATTAGAAGTTAAAAGATAGACCTGCTGTTGGTGTCCAGTCTTTTGCGTCTGTGTCATAATCAACACCTGCACTTAGTTCTGCACCTGCATAGTTTAATACATACTCACCACCAATGTGCTGTAGTCTGTTATCATCTGTACCGTTGACGTATGCTGATAAGCCATCAACTGCTACTGAACCTTCAAATGCCCAATCTTCTGCATCTGTGTCATATGTTAATGCACCGCCTGCTGTTGCTAAACCTAAGTCTAGTCCAGCAACTTCTGCACCTAGTACAGTGTTTTCGCTTGTACGGTTGTAGTCAGCACTTGCTGTTACGTCTACAATACCTGCGTCTACTGTGTATGCACCTTGTAGGTTGCTTACTTCTGATACATCTGTTGTCCAGTCAGTTAAACCTACTGCTACACTTGCACCACCAAAAGACAATGCTAATGATTCTGTCATTGCTGGTTTTGCTAATGTTCCGTCAGCTGATGCGTTTGCACCTGTTTCTGGTAATAGACCGTTGTCATCACCAAATGCTAAACCTACTGCACCGATTGTAGTTCCTACTGTCCATGTGTCCAGTGTTAGAGCATTACCGTCTGTTGCTTTAAAGTCTAGGTCAACAGTTGCTAAAGAACCTGCATCGATATCTAGTTCGATACCCATTACGCCTGCTGTTTTGCCTGCTGTTGTTTCAGCAAAGTCTAAGTTTACTGCACCTGTTAGTACTGGCCCTACTGGAGTCTGTGTTTTTGTTACTGTTTCTTCAGCCACTGCCGAAGATGCTGCCATTGCGGCAACCATTGCTATCGCGAGAATACGCATTGTTACTTCCTTATATTATTATATTATTTTGTTTCTACGTGAGCTTTGGGGTGGGAATTGTTTGCTTCACACTATTAGTTATGTCTTTCGCACTCTTTTTGTGCGAGATTGATCCGCCAAGAAAAAAGAGTGTTACTTTTCAGCAACACTCTTTAGTGCTATGTTTGGTAACAAGGCCTAACTACCTCGTAACAGCCTAGGCCGCTAATGAATAATTTGCGTTTGCAATTATAAGTTTTCTTCGCGATAACCGTGCTTAGATCCGGATAACTCCACTAACTCTATTAACTACCAGTCGATCCTAGTTCAGCCCCATCAAAAATACATTCTCAGTTTATCAGCCTGTTGCTTCTGCTATACAGTAAGCAGAATGTATTTTTGGTGGAGCTGCCGGGTACTGCCCCCGGGTCCTGTATAGCGTTTGAATTGCTTCAACGTTACAGTTATATTTATACACTAATTATGTGATAGTGTCAAGTTCTTTTTGTTGTTTAGTTGATACTTTTTTCTTTGGTGGTACTATTCTACGCAACCAACTATCTGCAATATATGCTCTTGGGCTTGGCCCTAGCATAATATCTAAATCGTCTGCTTCAATCCACCAGTAGTGATCTGCAACAGGTGCTTCACATGGCATTCCACGGAAGTCGAAGTGTTCTTTCTGTTCGAACTTGCCAATGTACTCTGCTACATTTACAACTCGTCCTATATTCTTAGGATTAATGCTGAATATAATGTATGCTTTATCGCCTTCATTTACATTCATTACCACACCCAACTTACCCAGCTGTAACGTGTTCCCGTAGTAACAGGTGTTACTTGATGTATGTACATAAATGTACTAGGGAAGATCATTACATCGCCAGTTTTTAGTTCTACTTTATAATCATCAAACATAATAAACTCACCACCTTCAAAGTCATCGTTTAATAAACCAACAACACTTAAAGTAGGAATTCCTTTTCGTTCGCCGTCGAACATTTCTTGAACTCTATCCGCATGCCAATGCATAGTAGTTCCAGGTTGATATCTATTGTATCTAATATCTAGGTATCCATCCCAGCCTGTAAGACTAGGTAGATTTACGTCTTTAATGTATTTGACTAATACATCTTTTAAACTCTGGCAGATAAAGAGAGAGTCATCATTGAACTGATGGCTTATTTCTAAGTCATTGTCAAAGTTAAAACGTTCTTTATCTGCATGAGAATAAAAAGTATGCTTGTGCCAATCGTCTTTTAAATTGCTTACAACTCTATCACAAAACTTGTTGTCAAAGTGATTGTAGACTTTAATAAAGTCCTTGAGTTGTTGCATTTAAAACATTCCATCAAAGTTAACGCTTACTCCGCATCCACAAGCTGATTGTGCATTTGGATTGTTTACTTCAAACATAGAGCCCATAACATCTTTCTTATAGTTTATTTCTGTTCCTATAAGAAACATTGTACTATGGGCACCTATAATAAATGCACACCCTTCTGCTGTCTTGATAACTTCGTCAGTTTCTTCAAGATCCTCAGGGGTGTTTACTAACTGCCAGTCGTATTCAAACCCTGCACATCCTCCGCCTTTAACATTTAGGCTGACTCCGTAGCAGTTGTTTTCTTTACATAAAGCATTAATTTGCTCTTCGGCTGATTCAGTTAGCTTCAGCATTTACATAGCGTTCTTTTTATCTTGGATTTCAGCTCTGCGTGATTTTGACAGTTTCTGCATATCTCCAAGTGCTTTACGAGCTCTTGCCGCGGCCGCCTTAACACCTTTTTCATCAAATGTTTCTGCTTCCGCAAGATAGTTATTAAACGCTTGTACGATTTCTTCATGTATTGTCATACTGTTTCTCCTGTAATGTGTTCGTAAACTTCTTTCCAGTTTACTACTTTTTTAATATTCGGATCTAATTTATCGTTCATATTAAATCCGTGTTCAATAAGAATTGGTTTCAAACCTACTTCTAATCCAGCTTCTGCATTTTCTAACTTATCTTCAATCCAGTACAAGCCTGAATCTTTATAAGGAAGTAATGCTTCATCTTTATCAGCACCAGTGTCTAAACACACCAATTCTTCAAACGCTGTTTTTCCAAACAACTTTTCTAAGTTCATCAAACGCAATTTGTATGCGTTTTTATCTAAACTTAAACTAGTAATACAACGGAACACATATCCGTGTTCTTCATGTAGTCTTTTCACGTAATACATTGCATCACGTAACGCAGGTAGAAACCCTATTGCCGCACTTTCATTAAATTGTTTTACCAACAACTTACCAGTGTCTTTAGTTATACCAAATCGTTCTCCAATATCGTATAACTTATTAGCACCTTCTACTGAAGTGTGTCCATGTTGTTCCATCCAACAACTAAATGCATACTCCCAATTGAGTAGTACACCGTCTGCGTCTGTTAATATTACCTTTTTCATTTTGCCTCTTCTTTTTGCCTTATTCATACTTATAGTATAAGGTCTAAAGAAGCAGTTGTCAACCGATATTTTATGTTAAAATGCCGGTTGTTTGTTTAATATACTGTTTACTAATGTCTTCTTGTGTTTTGGACACACAAGATACTGAATTAGTTCTTATTTGAAACTTGCTGTCTGGGCTTACACTATACATGTAAGGAGCAAGTCCTAGTCCTTCTGCTTGTGCAATAAGAACCATTGGTTTCTTCAATGAGTAATAAGTATCATCTTCACTTGTAAGTGTAGATACAATTTCTTCACCTGAGCTTAGTTTTAGAGACACTGTGTCTCCGATTTTATATGGGGCTTCTATCAACATTATAATGAGTATCCTGTGCCTGTGTAATTCGTATCTTCTACATACGAAGCTAGTTTATCAAACCCGCCAATGTTCTCTCCGTTAATACGGATTTGTGGAACTGTGCGAGCACCTGGGAAGCTCTCTAAGAGCTCTTCTTTTGTGTAGTCAGTGCCAAGTGACTTGTACGAGTATTCTAATTGACGCATTTCGCAAAATGCTTTTGCTTTGTCGCAAAAAGGACACTGTGGCTTTCCAAATATTTCAATCATAGACTGAATCCTTTTAGGCTGTCACTGCTGACATCCTGTTTAATGCCACCGACGATATAACTTTCGACTTCTGTCTCTTGCGGTGCAACTTGCAAGCCTGAGCTAGATAGCCAATGTTGTGTCCACGGTAGCGGGTTAGTGTTTACTGGTTGATCAAATATAGCATCTAATCCCAGCGCCTTGAGTCTACGGTTTGCAATGTATTCTACGTATTGATGTAACAATGTAGCGTTCAGACCAATCATACTACCGTCTTTAAATAGATAGTCTGCCCAGTCTTTTTCTTCTGCAACACATTCACGCCATAAGTCGTAAACTTCTTCTTTGCACTCTTTAGCAATCTTTGCCATCTCTGGATCGTCTTTGCCATTTGCCCACAACTTC